GAAGTAGTTTTTGATTTATCACAAATAGAAGAAATGTTAGGTAAGGGTAAAATAAAATATTCAAATTATGAAAATGCAGAACAAATAAACAGGTTAATGAATGCTGAAGCACAAGGCATTAAGACTAGAGAAGAGTACGAAAAAGTTTTAGAAGATAATCCAGAAAGTCTAGACGGTGGCGTTAAAGCAACTGGCGGAATCTGGAAACGAGACAGAATACAACTTAAAGAAGGTACAAACTTTCACAAAATTTTTACAACATTATTTGTAATGAATGACGAATTTTTAGAAAAGTGTACCAGAAAGAAAAAGTTTGATAGTCCTAACATAGATGAAGATGGCGTAGACTTAAATCAAACATTTACACATTGGTATAAAATAGAAGCAGATATCGAATATTTAGATTACGACAAAAGAAGAAATACATACGCAAGACGTGTAACATACAAACCTATGATATATCAAACAGCAGATCAAGATTTATCAATTAGTCCGGGAGAGTTTAACTTAGACAAAGATAATGTAACAAAACGTATAAAAGAAATGAATATTAAAAAAGCATATCATTATATGTATACAGGGTTAAATGACCAAATATTAAAAGCAGATATATCATATAAAGCAGGACAGTTATTATTAGGTGCTCCGGGCGGAGGCTTAATAGGTGATACATCAACTAGTCCTAATAAACCAGGTGCTCCTGTCAGTGACGGAGACCTAGACGGCAAGAATAAAAAAGCCGAAGTAGCCGCCAAGCAAGAAGAGAAAGACGGTATAATAAAAGCAATGGACGATCCTAGTACAATGCAACGTATCCAAGATACATTAGGATTAACAAACGCAGAGGCTGAAGAATTAAAAGATTCTAAAGAAAAACAAAACAACTTAGCAGAAGCAATAATATTTTTAAACAATAACGGACAAAATCCGTTAGGGTATTATAAAAGTGCAAACGGCAATGCAGACTTTAATACGCCTGTAGACCAAGACTATAGTAATCCAATGGAAATACCATACACACCTGAGGCAAGTGGGTATATTTATGGTGCAGATTTATTAGATAATGCAGGTGGCTCAGAAACAGTTATAGGCGAACTATCTGGACAACAAGCCATTAATACTCTTGTGTCTCAGATACGTGGAGATATTGCTACTGATTCTAAACCATCGTTTGACTATACAAAGAGTGTGGTTGCAACTAGTGGTAATACAAGTGATGGTACTCCTAAAGCAACACTATTTGGATATATGTATAATAATGTAAACGATGCTAGTATACTTGTAGACTTAGGGTTAACTGTTAGGGGTGATCCTTGGTACCTGGGTCCAATGCCAGTAGACCCAATGAAACCGTCAGGTCTTACATCTGCTGTAGAAGATGCTCAAGCAGTTACCGATAATGATGCTATATCGTATAGTAGCAATGATAACTACTTTTTGTTTACAATGCAAACACCACGTGTTATAGATCCTGATTTAGACGATGAAGATAATAACACTGGTTACATGTCTAAACAAGGAACAGCATACTTTTTGAGTGGAGTATATCAGATATTCCAAGTTACTGCAAACTTTAGTAACGGCATGTTTGATTGTGAACTAAATGCTAAAAAACAAACAGCATTAAGTTTAGCCAACTTCGACATGACTAATGTTGATTACGGACAATCAGAAGGCGATGACGAATTAACAGATGCGGAAATAGCCGCAATGGCAGATGAAGTAAATGCACAACAACAAAGAGAATTCGAAGAGAATAGGGGAGGCGGATAATGGGATTAAAAAGCGGAAGATATACAGCAGATAAATTTAAACAAAGTTTATCAAACCCTACGCAAAGTCTTAAAAAACAGGCTGACTTAGACTTTGGTATTTACTTAGGTGAAATTATTGTTCGTCCAAAAGATGATACTAATAGTGGTCGTTTAACCGTATGGTTACCTGCTCTAGGAAAAGATAGAGACAACCCTAGTAACTATGTAAATGCTTATTGGAGTTCTCCTTTTGCTGGAAGTACCCCTGGTAATAAAATTGGAGATAATTTAGCCGCTTATACAGAAACACAAAAAACATATGGCATGTGGATGGTTCCGCCTGATCCAGGTAATTGGGTATTAATTTGTTTTGCTGATGGAAAATCTAAATTTCCATTTTGTATAGGATGTTTATTCCCGGATCAAATGCAAAATATGGTACCAGGACTAGCAGGTGGTAAAACTTTTGGTACAGACATAAAATTACCTGTCGGAGAAGTAAATAGAAATACACCAGATATAGACCATGGCAAAAATGCTACTAGACCTTTACATCCGTACATAACGAAACCAATATTGGACCAAGGCTTAATATTAGATCCATTAAGAGGAGTATCTAACGCAAGTGCTAGAAGAGAATCACCTAGTAGAGTTTATGGTATTAGTACACCAGGACCAGAATACATCAACTTAGATACTGCAAAGAAAGACGGCACTCATAGAGGCGCCGGACATAGTTTTGTAATGGATGACGGAGATGTATTAGGTAATGACCAAAACATAAGAATTAGAACTGGCGGTGGCAATCAAATATTAATGGACGACACTAATGGACTCATATATGTTATAAATGCAAAAGGTACTGCTTGGATAGAATTAGGAGCAGATGGTGATATTCAAATTTATAGTGAAAAAGATATAAACTATAGAGCAATGGGTAATATTAATATGAGAGCAGAAAAAAATATTAATATAGATGGTAATGTTGCTGTTAATATAAATGCTGGAGTATACGGCGAAGCACATGCAGTAACTACAGCAGAAGGAGAACAACACGGTATGTTGAATATCAATGCTGGTGCAGAAATAAATGCTATTGCTAAAAAAGATTTCAAATTAACAGCAGATGATTTGGGAAGTATGCATGTATTAAGTAAAAATAATACACATTTTACAGCAAAAAAAGATGCACATTATGTTGCAAAAGGCTCAACATTCCTATCTGCAAACGATGGTACACATATAAGAAGTGGTAGTGAAACAAATATTGAATCTGGTGGTTTAACAAATGTGCTTGGTTCAGAAGTACACTTAAATGATGGTGGATCCGCAAGTAGTGGACAAAATGCACAACCGGCTTTAACAGTTCAACAATATGTAATACCAGAAGAAGAAATCCAAAAACCAGAGTGGGAATATGAATTCCAGGATACTACAGAAGACAATCCTCTCCCTACACAAGGTGAACGAAACGGTGAGGCTTTAACAACACAAAGTATTATACCTGAATTACCAACTAGAGAACCTTGGTCAGGACATTTGGATAGAGATAAAGAAATAGAAAAAGACAACTAAATTTGTTGTTTCAATTCTCTTTGTAAATCAGCAAACTTAATATAAGCACGATATTTGCCTTCTTGCTCTTCAGCAACCATCATTTTAAGTTGTTTAATTTCTTCTTTAAGAGCCTGGCACTCGTTGTTCTTATCAACGAGCATTGTGCGAAGTTGCTCTTCTAATGTATTATTAAGTGATGTATTAGTCATCATGAAATACCTGTGTTTTTATAATTTCAACAGTATCATAATTAAATAAAACTTCATTATGGCTGGTTGTCATTTCTATTTCAATGACATTATTAAGATTCTCAGGAATCGCCTTTTGTGTTTTAACAGTTAGAAGACCATCGTTAGACTCTCCCATACCGGCAAGGTCGTTACCACTTGCGTTAAATCCTGTTGTTACTATATTAATTATCTTAAAGTTATTTGAAATGGTTTGTAATGCTGTTAAAATAGCACTTCCCGGCTTCATAGATTCAAACAGTTTGCTTTGCCTAAAAACTAAACTTAACCATTTAGCAGTTCTACTTCCTCCCCATGGGGCACTCATGGCTATAAATGTTTTACAGTTATGTAAAGATTTTATAGCATGTAAACCAACAATACAACCATAACTATGTGCAATAACAGAAAACGGTTCATCACCAAAGGCTTCATATACCTCTGTGTATATGTTTCTGGATATCACATCGGGTGCTGTTTGGGTATCGTATTCTACTGTAATTAGATTGTGTTCAGGTAAAAATATTCGTAAGAAATTAAAACTTAATCCACTTTGCCCACTGCCGTGAATGAATACTATATTCTTACAGTTGTGGTAGTGCATTTTTCAACATGTTTTCCATGTCATAAAATTCTTGGGGCACTTTACCTTTTTGACCAACTAAGTTGACCATCTCAAAGAGAACATAGTTCTTAGTATAGTAATCATAAATGCCTACAGAATGTAGACGGTTTTGCTTTTTGTGTTGCATTTTAAAAAATCTCGGGCCGTAACCTCGAGAACCATCAGTAAGTTTAATTTTCCTATTGATGTCGTCGGCTTTTTTGCAGATTCCATCAAATCGGTCAATGATATTACGCATTTTACGTTTCCTTAGTTTTATAAGCAAGATAATTCTTACTATGCTATTATGTATTCAACTATTTACAAAGTCAACCTTTTTTTAGGCATATTAAAACTAGTTTTAATCGTTTATGATAAATATTGATATGGCAAACATTTATCGAGGCTTTAGCACGGTAGGGAAGGTAAGGGCACCATTTACTAAAATTGATGGTGAACTAATTAAATCAGACTTACTCAACGAGCTCTATTCAAGAAAGGGCGAACGAGTAATGAGACCAAACTACGGAACACGCATTTGGGATATACTAATGAACCCATTGGATGAATTTGTGGTGGAAGAAATCAAGGAAGATATAGACAGAGTAGTTTCTAAAGATCCTAGAGTTGAAATCACAGACATGTTCACGCAAGTACTCGACCATACTATTAGAGTAACTGTACATTTAAAGTTTAAACCTTTCTTAAACGAAGACACTTTATTTGTAGAGTATGCTAGAGACAATGTAGAGAACTAATATGGCAGTAAACAGTAGACAAAACAATTTATTTGCGGCAGAGGATTGGTCCGTAGCCTATCAGGCATACAGTCAAGTAGACTTTCAAGCATATGATTTCGATACCATTAGAAATGCAATGGTCGAATATATTAAAACAAACTTTCCTGAAAACTTCAATGACTATATTGAAAGTTCAGAATTTATAGCAATTATAGAATTGCTTGCCTACTTAGGTCAGAGTATTGCATTTAGAATGGATATTAATACTAGAGAAAACTTTCTAGAAACAGCAGAAAGAAAAGATTCAGTATTTAAACTTGCTAGACAATTAGGTTACAATCCTAAAAGAAATATTCCTGCTAGTGGCTTAATGAAAATTGTTAGTGTTTCAACCAATGAGCCATTAACAGATAGTGCAGGAAATAATTTAAACGATAGAACAATTAGTTGGAACGATGCCAACAACCCAGATAGTTACGAACAGTTTATAACTATTATGAATAGTGCATTTGGAAATGTAAACAGATTTAGTAAACCTGTTAAAACAGGAACAATTGGAGGCATACTAACAGATAGATATGATATTAATACTCCTAACAATTCTCCACTAGCACATAACTTCAGTGTAAACGTTAACGGTGTAAATAGAAATTTTGATTTTGTAAATATGGATTTTGAAGATGCAGGTGTATTTGCAGAAAAACATCCTGATGCTACAAATAACTTTTCAATTATTCATAGAAACGACGGCTTAGGTCTTTTAAGTAAGAACACAGGATTCTTTATGATGTTCAAACAAGGAACATTAAATGTACAAGAATTTAACTTTGCACAACCAATTGAAAACAGACAACAAGATATTAATGTTGAAAACATTAATGAGTTCGATGTATACCTACAAGAAGTAGACTCACTTAATAACGTATTATCAAAGTGGACTAAAGTGCCAAATACGGTTGGACAAACACTTATGTATAATACTAAAGCAAAAAACACACCGTTGCTATATGCTGTACAAAACTTAGGTACAGGTGGTATTAAACTACAATTTGCAGACGGTAACTTTGCAAATGTACCAGTAGGAAAATATAGAGCATTTTATAGAGTAAGTGATAACGAAAGATTCCAACTGCAACCAGATGATGTTAGAGCAACTGTTACAACAATACCTTACTTAACACAAGACGGAAAACAATACAATTTAACAATAACAACCAGATTAGAAAATGCTGTAACAAATAGTTTACCAGCAGAAAGTTTAGCAGGCATTAAAGAAAGAGCACCTAAGGCTTACTATGCTCAAGACAGAATGATAACAGCACAAGATTATCAAGTACTACCGTTGGCTAAAAGTACAAATATTAAAAAACTAAAAGTTACTAATAAAACACATGCAGGGCATAGTAGATATATTGATATTACCGATCCTACTAGCACATTCCAGACTACAACAAACATTGCAGAAGACGGAGCATTGTATGAGGAGGCAAGTAACTCTAGCGATACATTTACTATTACGCAAACTAATACAGCACAGGATTTTATTAATACTAAATTCCCAATAATAGTAAAGAATTTAAAATTAAACGATTTTATATACAGTTCGTATAGGACAGCAATTAAGGAAGAGCCACAATATCAAGACATGTTTGATATTTCCATATATGGCATATCGTGGAATACATTGCCAAGAAAAAGTGTAGGACAATTTGGTTACCTAACAGAGTTATTCACTAATTCAGGTACTGCCACAGACGTTAATACTGCAAATACCAATTTTAAAATTATACAGCCAGGTTATATGTTAAGATTCTATGATCCTGCTGACAAGTCAAGTTATGAATGGGTTAAAATTATAAGCATAGATAATAATGGTGTTAGAAATTCTTCCAGCAGTACTACTAACGGACCAGTAAAACTTAACAAAGAAATTAAAAACGGATGGAAATGTGACGAACTTATAGTGGTATTAAGAAAAACACTATTCGCACTTGAAGAACAAGAATTAAGAAATGCATTAACTAATAGAGCAACATTTGGCTTAAGATTTATGCCTAGTGAAAACAGATACTACATTATAGAAAATAATAACTTATCTTCTTCAATAGAATTTAGTGCAGGAAACACAGGCGATATTACAGGTACAGGTGCTGATGCAAGTTGGATATTAAGATTTAACTATACTACAATAGACACATTGTCTTATAGATATGACATAGAAATAAGAGGTACGCAGTTTGTATTTGAAAGTTTAGAAGATATACGTTTTTATGACGTTAATCAAAACAGAATACAAGACAATGCAACAGGATTAGCAAAATACGATACTATTGAATTGCCAACTTTAAACCTAAAACCAAGTTTTACAGAAGGATTTAGTTGGGTCGACCAAGATGGTACAACACTTGGCGATAGATGGTATTTGCCTACAACAGGATCATATTTTCAAAATATTCCATTAATTTCTAGAAATGTTAAATTCTCTGATGTACAAGTATCTTTAACATCTAACTTTGGAATATACAAAAACGGAACTGTAGGTGAATTTGTAGAACAAGCAAATATAGAATTAGGCACTAGTTCTGCTACAACAGATGACGGCAACGTAGTTATTGTAGATGATACTGGTGTTGTTAATTCACTACCAACTATCACTATACCTTTTAGTAATACAACATTCGGTGGCAATATATTAGACGGCTCTGGAAACATTAGATATAGATATAATAATGTTAACCAGCCTTCATTGGCGCCTAGTGTGGTAGGAGATGGTAATGGATTTTATCTACTAGATAGTGATGCTACTGAACAAACAGGTAATATTAAAATAGAACTGAATACTAGACATCATTATGCTGTAGATAGTACTACAAGAAATAATAGAAGTGATACTATTAGTATTAAATATGTTAACGACAATGCAAGAATTGACAGCCCAATTTTATATAGTGCAATTGGCAACTTCCAATATCCGGACGGGTACACAGATCCTAAAAAAGTTAAAGTTACACCAGTAAACACACAATCGTCAGATAGTCCAGATGATCCTATTCAATTTGAAAAGTTTGTTGGAGATGATGATATTATATTATTTGAAAACTACGAAGACTTTGATGGTTACACTTATACAAGACCTGTTAAATCAGGAATATTAGATTTGAGAAGAGAAAACGGAGTTAATTTTAGTGATGACTACACTAAAATTGCAGGAGACTCAATTGGTAATGCAGGAGGTAACGGACAAACGGTTTCAGGTGTTGTTCATAATACATCAGACTACGAATACTTCTTAGTTAAAAACAAAACAATAGTTGATACATTTGATAATACAGAAGGGCTGGGTGCATCTAACGGACTCCACAATAAAAAAGTATACTCCGTGAATACAGGCAAAGTTTATATTATGTCAAAAAGTAGTACAGACTTATCAAGAGTATCAAATTACGAAAGCTCAAATCATTTTGCTAAAAAAGGAAGAAGTTTTACACAGAATACAAAGTCTGCAAGGCAGAACGGCGTCATATTTAAATGGACACATATTGCAGATAATAGTGTAAGAATAGATCCTAGCATTAGTAATATACACGAATTTTTCTTACTAACAACTTCTTACCACTCGCAAGTACAAGCATATATTAATGTACCTGGAACAGCATTTCCAACACCGCCCACAAGTTCGATGTTAGAAAATGAATTTGCAGTATTACAAGAATTTAAATCTGCAAGTGACCAATTAGTATTTAAAAGTGGAAAGTTTAAAATGTTATTTGGAGCAGATGCATTGAATGAATTACAAGCAAGATTTAAAGTAGTTAGATTGCCAGGTACAAGTTTAAGCGATAACGAAATTAAAACCCAAGTAGTTACTGCAATTAATAAATATTTTGATGTAGATAACTGGGACTTTGGAGATACTTTTTACTTTACAGAATTAAGCAGTTATATACATCAACAGGTAGGTAACTCAATAGGAAGTATTGTTATTGTACCTAAAAAAGCAAACGGAGTATTTGGGGACTTGTTCCAAGTTAAAGCAGATTCGGATGAACTATTTTTAAGTACTGCATCTATAGATGATATAGATGTTGTAGATAAATTAACACACGGAAATATCAAACCAGATAAGTCAAGTTCAGGACTATTTACAACGTATGACGGAGCGGAAAAATCAACAGGACCGTATGCAATTAATGGATACTATCCGTTATATGCAACATCAGAAGCGGCAAACTTTGCAGGAGATGGTACAAGTCATTCACATATATTCTTTGGACAAACATTCTATATGCCTAACGGTGTAACATTCTATCATGGAACGTATGTGTTAGATCAAAGTGTTGCAGACACCACTTTAGGTAATACAATTACATTAAATAACTCTGTTGGAAATAGTAGTTCCAGCAATAACGGCTCAGGCGGATCAGGCGGATCTGGCGGCGGCTACAGCGGATATTAAGGAATACCATGGCTGACAAGCAAATTAAAAAGTTACCAGGACAGTTACAAACTACTGTACTGAAAAACTTTTTTGAAACTACAGTTGAGCAATTATTCAGTAAAAGTAATATTGAATCTATTTCAGCCTACGTAGGTAGAAAAGAATTTGAGCAATTCAACCCTAATAATGATTTTTATGTACAAGAGCATACACCAGAAAGAGAAAAATATAGTTTAGAACCAGTTGTTAATTCTTTAGATCCAGTAGAAGGTGATTCT